TACCAATTCCTTCAGAACTAGTGTGGGGTAGATAAAATGGCAGGGACTTATGGCGAACCAGGAAAAAATGAATTTAGACTAAAGAATATATTAGGATCATATTCTTTAGTCGTAAATCCAACAACAAAAAATGTAGATATTTACCAAAGATCATCTCAGTTTCAATTTACAAATATTGGAACTCTTGATTTAAAAAGTAATAAAATAAATTTCAATTCAGATGCTTCATTATCATCTGAATCCAAAGGAAAATTAGCACAGAACTTAACAACATTTAGACAGCAATCTGTAAATACAGCAACAGCAGCAGGTGCTGAAAATGCATCAGAATTGCTTTTAGGAAACACTCAATCCCCAGAAGCAGATAGATCGACTGGACAATCTTCTGAGGATACTAGCATCCAAAATGGATCAGGTACGACTCAACAGACATCAACTGCACCAGCAGCTAATACCTTTACGTCAAGTTCCGAAAGTTTTAGAGAAGTAAATAAGTATAAGGAAGAATTTAATAATTCATTTTTAAAGTATCCAAGTGATCTTTCAGGATCACAGGATAGAATTGTTATCAGTCAAAGATTTTACAAATCTGTAATTGGACAAACAGATTCAAATGGAAACCCATTAACTATTGATTTAAATACATTAGTTAGTGAAAGGTATAATGATCCAGGAGAGTCTAAAATACTTGGAATAGTAACTCTTCCTATGCCTAATGATATATCAGAAACTAATGTGACTGCTTGGGGAGAAGATAGTCTTTCAACTCTTGCTGCTATGGTTGGATCTAGTGCTTTGAAAGCTGGAAGTGCATTAGGTGGAGGAAATGTAGGTGAAGCATTAGACGCAGTAAGAAATGCTTTATTGGATGCAACTGGTAGACAACCTGGTGCCAAAGAAGCAATACAACAATTCCTATCATTAAATGCTGCTGCAGCTATTGCAAAGAAAGCTGGAATTAATATAAATCCAGAAGCATTTAGATCAAGAATTACTGGAACTGCCATTAATCCAAATATGGAATTATTATTCCAAGGTCCAAAGTTAAGAAGTTTTGGATTCCAATTTAAGATGACTCCAAGAAATAAAGAAGAAGCAAAAAATATTAGAAAAATTATAAAATTCTTTAAAAAGGGAATGGCACCAAAAAGGGCAGCAAATCAACCATTCTTCCTTGGAGCACCTAATGTTTTTGATATTAATTTTAAAAGTGGAAATAGAAATATAGAAAGTATTGGAAAAATTAAAACTTGTGCTCTTCAGCAGTGCCTAGTTAATTATACTCCAGATGGATTTTATGCTGCTTTTAATGATCCAAATACAATATCACAACCAATTGCAGTAACTATGCAATTGACATTTACAGAACTTACTCCTCTTTATAATGATAATTATAATCCAGATACAGACTCTACTGGGTATGATGGATTAGATTTCCAATATGATATTTCTCCAAATACAGGAGGTTAAATAGATGACTTATTTTAGAGAAGTATCTGAATTACTTTATCAGTCGCAATTACCAGAACGTAATTCAATTAATGATTATGTTAGGGTCAAGAATCTTTTTCGTAGAGCAAAGATTCGTGATGACTTCTTTAGAAACCTAACTGTATTCACCAAGTATCAAATCGTAGGTGATGAACGTCCAGAACAAGTTGCAGAGAGTGTTTATGGAAGTCCAGAATATGATTGGGTAGTTCTTATATCAAATAATATGATTAATGTAAGAACTGAATGGCCTATGTCAGATTATGACTTTGAAGTTTATATGAACAGAAAATATAGTGATAATCAATTCTCTTCAATTCATCACTATGAAACAGTTACTTATTATGACAGTAAAGGTAAGTTAATTATTCCAAGTGGCAAAGTAGTAGATTCAAATTTTTCAGTTACATTCTTTGACGAAGCAACTAATCAAACTAAAACAATAACTCCCGTAAAATCAGTTAGTAATTATGAATATGAAGTTAGTCTGAATGATAAAAAAAGAAATATCTATACTCTCAGAGATAGGTATCTTCAAACTGCAATTGATGATATGAGAACCATTATGTCTTATGGATTCTCTTCTCAATACGTAGATGACCTAACAAAAAGGGGTGATAATTTAAGAATCATCACCCCCCGATAAATCACTCCTCTGCTAGTCGAGCAAAGTAACTTAGAGTATCATCTTCTTCATCATCAAAAGAAGACCTGCTTGAAGAAAGACTATTCAGTTCTGAACGAAGATCCTCAGTTAGTGAGGGAGCAGAACCAGAATCTTCATCTTCAAAAGATTCATCTTGCTTAACTGGTTTCTTGCCAAGAACAGACTTAAGACGACCTTCAAGTTGTTCATAAGTCTTGAGTTTATCTGGACTTACAAACTCCTCAAGAGAGTATGCTTTCTTCCAGATCGACTCTAGAACATCATCATCAAAATTACCTAGAGTTCCTGGAGAATCAAACTCGGACTTGTCATAGTTCCAGTAACCATCTTTCTTAGTGATCTTAATTTTGAAGTTAGCACCTTGCCAGAAATCAAAGGGATCAATAGGAGTTTCATCATCAAACTCAGGTTGCATCGCAGCAGAGATCTTATCAAAGATCTTTTTACCATACTTGAAGAGGAATACTTTCCCTTCGTTTTCTGGATGTGCTTTGTCATTTACAACATAGATGTTGCTGTAGTAAGAAAGTTTACGCTTACGTTGACGTACAATTTCTTGATTTGCTTTACTGCCAGTATTCCAAAGTTCACGGTTTGCCTCACATACTGGGCAACTTTGGTTGATTGTAGTTAGACAGTTATCAATCAACCAACCACCAGGACCTTGGAATGCGTGAGTATATACCTTTGCCCAAGGAAGTTCTTCTCCCTCAGGTGCTGGTAGAAAACGTACCACGGCAAATCCATTTCCTGCTTTATCGACTTCAGGTTTCCACAGACGTTCATCTGCACCACCACCTGAAGAATTCATTTTTTCGACTTCAGAAAGTAGTTTTGAAGTCAGAGAACCAAGAGATGATTTCTTCTTTAGTTCGGAAAAGCTCATTCGGATTACCTCGGATTAATTGGATTGAATGGATTAGTTCCACTTATACATCATAACACAAAAAAAGGGACCTGTCAAGCCCCTGCAGATGATTAGATTTTTTTCAAATTCTCAATAGTCATCTTCATAGAATTGAAGACTTGATTGACATCTGCATCTCCAAATCCAAGAAGTTTAGCAGATTCTTCTACTCTTTCTTTCATTTCAATTGCTTTAGGATCATCAGATAAACTTAAACGAGTGTATAAGATTTTCTGTTTTTCTAATAAAGTAGATAAAATTTCAATATGATTTTCCTTTTCTTCAGAACTCATAGTAGGGTATTTAAAAACATCCCCCATGAGTTTTTTCTGTAACTCGTTAATCTCCTTTAGTTCATTTTGAACTATTTCTGAGTCGAAGAATGACATTATTCTACCTCTACAATACTTCTCAAAAACTTCTTATAATCATCTACCTGAATATTTAGAAATGGAGAATACTTCTGTATCTTTAGAGACACAACTTCCCAAACTGGATCTAAAAGTTTCTGATCAAAATTTTTCCCGAACAGGAAAATTTTATCCCAAATAGTAAGTGTCTCTATGGTAATTTTCCCACTCAGGAATTTTTTTAATATGATTGGATGTTGCTTTGAACAATCTAAGATTTCATCCAATTTATTTTCAGATAATAAGTCCTGAGACTCTTGAGTGAAAATATATTTTAAACTCTGTTGTCTCTTTAACCAATCTTGATAATTTGTTTCTCCACTTCTAATCATTTCACCAATCCAAATATTGGATGGGTCTGTAGATGATATGAAATTAGAAACATAAAATGATTTTATTTCTTCATCATTCTTCTGCCTACTAATTTTTTCAAACCAATATCTATCTTTTCTTTTATTAAAAGACTCTATTGATGCTCTAGACTTTCCTGCGTATTTAAAATAATCATAATTTAGTTTACTAAAGTGTTGCTTTAATGCTAGGTAAGTTTTATAAGCATCAAATGGTGTCATAGAAAAAGTTTTGCTCTAGATGTTCTCTTCAAAAAGTTTAAATTGATAGCATCACACTTAAGCTTTTCTTTAAGTGGTTTGCTTACAAGTTTGGTAACTGATTCTACCTCTATGTTGTTCTGTTCGCAATAATAAACTATTGCGTCTATGTAATTCATTTCTGAATTAGTTTTTACAATCTCCTCTATAATTTTGGAGAATTTTGCTTGACATAAAAATTTTGCTTGTAAAGCACTTTCTAATTTACTTTCCATATTCCTTTAGTTTAAAGTCTATAAAATCTTTAATATAGTTTCTTAAAAGTTTAATATACTTTGCTTTATCATATTCTTCATAGACTACACATTCACCATCCTCACAAGCCATTAGAATAACAAGTTTCTTAACAGGAATTTGTGTAAGTTCATAGAACATACAAGCATAAGCTGCTGCTTGAACAAAATAGTGTTCAATCCATTCAACTGGTTTTGCCTTCTTGGATGTTTTGAAGTCAATAATAGAAAGTTCTCCTTTATATTCTGCAATACAATCTACGGTTCCAGCAATACCTAGAATCTTACTGTAAAGAGAACTTTCTAAAGCATGAATATTATTTATATTATTCAACTCTGGTCGAATAATTTTAAAAAGATGTTTTGAAATTAGAGACTTTTCTGGAAGTTCTGGAATATTCAATAGATAATTTTCAACAATACTATGAAGGTCAGTTCCCCTTGACGTTGCTTGTCTATTAACTTTATTTGCTTCTTCCTCTCCAACTCTGCGTCTCCAATCCTCAAAGATGTGACGATTATGATGACTCGTAACAGAAGTAATGGAGACAAACTTCAAAAGTTCATCTCCATCAGGAATCTTATAATACCTCACCCCATCAATAGTCTCCCTCTCAAGTTGAGGGAGACGAATATCAACATGATTAAACATCAAAAACCTGCTGCCATTTTGTTAACAATATAAGATTTAACTAGACCTGAACGAACAATATCATCTACACCAAATTCGATAGATTCAAATTCTGGCATTCTGTCAATAATTTTCATAAAGTCAAGAATACCATTTCTTTCATTAGTCTTAGTCAAGTCAGACTGAGTAGCATCACCACAGAACATAATTCTAGAATTCTCACCCACCCTAGTAATAATACTATCAAGTTCGTGGAAGTTCAAGTTCTGACATTCATCTACAATAATAATTGAATTGTCAAGTGTAGTTCCACGAATGAATGAAGTGCTCCAGAAAGTAATCGTCTCTTGCTGTTTGAGATTGCCATAAAGCATTTCAAAGTCAGCATCGGTTGGCATTTCAAACATATACTTTACCATGTTCTTATATGGAATTTGGTAAAGTGCTGATTTGTCATCATGATCTCCAGGAAGGAAACCAATTTCTCTGGTTGCAACTAGAGACCTTACAATTACAATTTTCTGATAAGGAGTAATCTCACTTAAAACATCTTGAAGTGCTAAGTATAAAGCACAGAATGTTTTTCCAGTTCCAGCACATCCATATACAAACAAATGTTTATCTGAATTATAAGCATCAAACAATCGAGTTTGATTTTGTGTTACTGGTTTAATGTCTAAAAGAAGTTCTGTATTAATTGGTTTCCTTCTTTTCATTTGTTTTGCAGTCATTCCAATACCAATTGGATGCAAATCGTTGTTTCTTCTTTTTCTTGCCATTAGATTTTCTTTACTCTTGAACCAGGGGACTTTGATGCTTTTTCTAGAACGTCATTCCATCCAGGATTTTTGCTGACTAGTTTGTTTCTCCAATCACCAGTTTCTCCTGGACTTGCACAACCTTCTGACCAATCACGTTTCCATTCAGGATTGTCTTTATACCACTGAGTGATTTCGTGAACACTCATTTCTATAACTTTCTTTTCCCCAGTTTCAACATGAATAATAGGATAAATTGCCATGTGTTACAATATTATACGAAAATATTTATTCTTGCCAACCAAGTGCTGTTGCCGCATCTGGAAACTGAGAAATGAATACAAGCTTACATTCGTTTGCAATATCCATATGTTCTTTCTGAGTTCCATGTGCAGAACGAAGATTGATATAATGAATCCAAGATCTGCATGAACCTGTCATATAGATTCTGGTAGGAGTTGAAAGTGGAAGTACAAATCTTGCACATTCTTTTGCAACACCTTGTTCAAGAAGACTATTATAAAGTTCTTGTCCCCTTGCAAAATATTCAGAAATCTCACCTTGCATCTTTAGTTTTACATAATCACCAAAGTCATCAATAGAGTTCTGACGATTCTTTGTGTCCTGTCTACGAAGATCTGGAATTACAGGAGCATCAGAAAGAAGATTAGTGTCTGCGTATCGTTGTGAAAACTCTTGAAATGTAAAAGACCTATGACGCAAAACTTGAGCAGCAATACCCCTAGTAGTATTAATCTCAAGAGTCATGTAAGCATGTTCAAAGATACTCCAGTGCTCATGCTTAATACAATACTTTAGCAGTCCAGAAGAAGTTTCAAAGTTAAGTTGGTTGTTGGGATTGCTAACTCTTGCTGCATAAGAGATAACTTCTTGAGCACTCTTATTAACTAGTTCACCAGCACCTTGAGTGATAGCAATTAGTTTAACACTTGGTTTCATACTTTTTTCCAAATCCTTTGTAGTCTCTATGTTCTAATCTTAAAATCTCAGATTCAATTACTTGAAGCTGATGCCTCATATATTCTAACTCCTTTTCGGTATAAAGGGAAGCCTTTTTATCAGTTGCTTCCTTTAACATCCTTAGCATTTTTTTAAGTCTCATTCAGAATAAACCTCATCCGCATCATCAATAAATGGAGTTACTAAAGAACCAGGTTCTTCTTCTCGATTAATATAAACCTCTTCCTTTAGTATCCTCAAAAGTGATTCTATATTGTTGATGATTAATTTTACTTTGTCTACATCCATTTTGATTGTACAAACCCACTCTAATTTAGACAAAAAAAAGGAGGATGTCAATCCTCCTTTTCACTCTTTAAAATTTTTTCAAACCAATCAAGTAAATGAATTTTATAGCAAGACCAATAAGAACATCCTCTGTAAGTCAATAGATAACAAGCAGGTTTCCTATTGTCTGGATCTTCTTCGTGGTAAAGATAATTCACGCTACTTGTGGCTTTTTAGCCATATTAATCTTGGCATTATGTAGGGTATTTTCTTTTTGTGATTTTGTTTTTAAATATTGAACGAAAGTAACTTTCATAGGTTTGCTCCTTTACTGGTTGAGTAAATTTGCGTTCCTTCCCTTTCGGTACTTCCGTTTGCTATTCGCAAATAGCAAATGAACGATAAGAGTATCTTACTCCTTACCGTTATATATGTCAAGTAGTTTGTAACTTTTGATACAATTTTTAATCTCTTTGTCTCCAATCTTCTGGTCTATCTTCTGTAAAGAAATCTATAATATCATCCACAGAATTAAAACCTCTAATTCCCTTTGATTCATTTCCTATTCCACCAATATCTAGTTGATTTAGAAAGTCATCTAAATCACCTTCTTGCATTTCAGGATTTGATGCTTTTCTTCTTGCCTGCCTAAGCATCGTTCCTGCAGTTCGATTTGCCTTTGCTAACTTCTCTGCCCATATCATATCTTCAAGTTTAACTTCTTGTTGTTCAACTATTCGTTTGCAAATAAACTCCATGCGAAGTCGATATTGAGTAGAGAGCATAAACAAAATCTCCAGATATAGTGTTATTTATTTTTACCTTTCGATATAACTTAAAGTGTGATTATTAGAATGTAACTGTTCGATAATCATATCACAACCAATTTTGGGATCACAATCTCCACAAGTATAAACATCAACTGCTGCTTTACCTTCTTCTGGCCAAGTATGAATAGAAATATGACTTTCTGATAGCAAACAAATTACAGTTACTCCTTGTGGTTCAAACTTTTTTGAGATTGTCTGAACCACAGTAGCACCACTAGCAACGGCAGCACTTTCTAGCAATTTAATTAAACAAGGTTCATCATTCAAAAGAACAAATGAACAGTTATAAAGATTTAATAGATAGTGCTTCCCCATTATTTTTTATTTTTAGATTTTGCTTGATAACATTTTGGATTTACTGTGCCATCGGTCCATCGAATATCTCTTAGAACATTTCCATATCTGTCATAATAATAATCAAATATTTCAACTTTACTAGATGACTGTACTATATCATAAGACAATTCTTCTTCTTGAAGATAAGTTACAAGATAAGAATTTCTGGGTAAAGTTTTATCTTTTGCTAAATTTTTATCACAATTCTTATGAATTATTAGCATCCTCATCTCCCCAGACAATCTCAGGGAAGGCATCTTTTACTACTGCCTTAGTAACTTTATATCTTTTATGAAGGCTCTTGTCTTTTGTTAGACAAAGAACTTCTGCTTCAGACTTATGAAGTGATTCGCAAAGTTGAATAAACATCATCTCACGTTTTGTTTGAGGAAGATTAGTTACTCCTCTTACAAAATGATTAAACTTTTTCCATTCCTGAATAAGTTTTGAATGTTCTGTGCCAATTGGCGCATCATTAGGAGTGTATGGAACCTCACCTTCTGGGATGGCACTTTGAATTCTTGAATCAAAATTCCAAATTAGGACAGACCTAAGTGCGGGACTGTCATAAAATTTAAGAATTTCAATTTTTTCGTCTCTTGTTTTTGCGTTAGATACTCTCTGAATAACTTCAGACACCAACTGATTTGGTGGTAATTTCATAATTCAATCTCCATTTTTAATCTTCTGGTTCTTCCTCCGATTCTAAATCTTCAAATCTAAATGCGATGATTTCATCTGGCATTAGATTCCCATTAGCATCAAACATTTCTGGATGAATATTTTCGGGACGTTGAGACCAAACATATTCTCTATA